TATCAAACCAGCAAGATCAATTAACTTCATTGGTCTTACCTTTGTCGCCACTCGAACTGGTGTATCATTCGAAGAAGTTATCGGTTCCGTTTAATTAATTTAGAGGTTTAAGAAATGCCTTCACGTCAACAAATAAACACTATTCCTTTAAGGAAAATTAGTGATTTTAAAAGCAGATTGTCTGGTGGTGGTGCTAGACCAAACCTCTTTGAGGTAGAGTTAGCATTCCCAGATGCCGTTGCAATTGCAAA